ATATATTTATTTCAGTCATTACAATCATAATAGCCTCTTCCACATTTAATTTATATATTTCCCCTTTGCGTTTGAAATTCGCCAATTTGGACATTATATTTTTTTCAAAAAAGGCGGGTTGAATGCCGGGTATTTCTTTGTAAAATACTATTTTTCCGTTTGGGGTTGTTTTATTAAAATGGTCAATCAATGTTTTTAGGCAATTTGTGATGTTTATTTTTAGGGAAGGTGTAGAAGTGGTATTTGCCACATTGCCATTCATATTATATATGACTATAACGGGTGTTTTACTCATGGACAAATGGATAATTTTATTTTCTTCCGCCTGAATTTTTAGTTTTTTTTCCGTCTCTTCTTTTTCTTTGACCAAAAGTTGTTTTTCTTCCTCATATTGCTTAAATATAAGTTTCGTTTCTTCCTTCGTTACTTCACATACAATTTCCTCCATTTTAATATAATAATCGCGTATTTCATCCGCTTTAGATGTTTTCGCTGTTAGACAGTATTTTTTGAAGGTTTTAATTGTCATCAAAATTTGTTGTTTATTGTGCCCCCCACGATTTTCCTTTTTGGGTTTTAACTTTTTATGTTTAGAGGAAGATTTAATTTTTAGTCCAAATGTAAGACCAACGGTGGGAGTAAATGCTTCCCCGTCATTTTCGTCAAAAATGGGCGAAGATGTTTCACTTGTGTCGCCACCCTCTTCCCCCTCAAAAATGGGCGAAGATGTTTCGCTGGTTGATTCTATTGCCGAATCCGTTGCCGAATCCGTTGCCGAATCCGTTGCGCTTTCCGTTGCGCTTTCCGTTCCTGTCATTTGTTCAGTATTATTTTGTGTGAGAACAATTTTATAGTCAATTCCTTCCACAAACAATTTCAATAAAAGTCTTTTTGCGTTGTCTTTATTGCTAAAATCCAACCATTGCCATACATTTTCAAAATCCACTACAAAATCGTTTTTTTCGTCATAGTTCAAATAACAGTAAAAACCGGCAATAAACAATTGTTGTTGATATTCAGTGAATGATTCTTTGATTTTATTTAAAATAATCCCGTTGGATTTTTCCGTCAAAGAACGGATTGGATTTGTGGATATTAAATCCACAATATTAATTGGCGAAATCATTTTATTATTTTTATGGGATGTCTTTATATTCATTTCATATATATTCCGTTTGGTTTTTATTTTTTCATAATAAAAAACCGTCATGTATTTGGTATATAATTTTACAACGCAAAAACCAAATACAATATTCCCCCATCCACTGCCCCCTTCCCCCTTTCCCCGCCCCCCACCCCCCCTCGGTGTAAATCGTAAGAACCAACCTTATAATAGTATATATTACATTATTAAATGACTTTAGAACTAAAAAAATTCGATATGAGATGGATTACTTTTCGTCCGGATGAAGCAAAAGGACCGGTGGTGGTGATGATTGGAAGAAGAGACACGGGCAAATCCTTTTTGGTAAGAGACCTGTTATTTCACCATAAAGACGTGCCAATTGGAACGGTGATATCCGGAACAGAGGCGGGAAACGGATTTTATGCGAATCATGTCCCATCCCTTTTCATCCATAATGAATATAATTCCGTATTGATTGAAAATGTCCTTCGTCGTCAAAAGGTGGTATTAAAACAAATTAACCGTGAAATGGAACTATACAAACGAACCACCATCGACCCCCGTTGTTTTTGTATATTAGACGATTGTTTGTATGACAGCAGTTGGACACGTGATAAATTGATGAGACTATTATTTTTGAACGGACGACATTGGAAGATATTATTGATTATTACCCTACAATATCCGCTGGGTGTTCCCCCTATTTTACGTTGTAATATAGATTATGTATTTATATTAAGGGAACCGTCGCTGGGAAATCGAAAGCGGATATGGGAAAATTATGCGAGTATGTTTCCGTCCCTCGAATCCTTTTGCAGTGTATTTGACCAAACGTCTCAAAATTTCGAATGTATGGTAATTCACAACAACGCAAAATCGAATAAAATAACCGACCAAGTATTTTGGTATAAAGCCGAAGCAAGACCGGATTTTAAACTGGGAAGCAAAGAATTTTGGGAAATATCCAAAGGGCTGGGAAGCGACGACGAAGAAGAAGAATTTGACCCCAATAAATCCCGCAAAAAAAACCATCAACAAATAAATGTGAAAAAATCCAAGTGGTGAGTATATTATAATATTCCAATATTATATGTTTGCTAAAAAATCATCCAATTCACACAATTTACACAAATACAATCCGTCCCGCCAAACTTCAATACGCCATTCTAGCGAACACACCCAAACAATATTAAACATTATAATTGTATTTATAAAATTATACACATTGTCTTTCGAAAAATGCAGTCAAAGTCACTCTTCTATATTAAATATCATACATACGGATTCAATGAAAACACTATTTGACTTTTTTAATGGAATATTGGAACAATCCGCCACTGTTCCTGCATCCCATATTAAACCATTAAAAAACGCAAAAAAACATAGGGTCATTAAAGAAAATTTAATGGATATGTTACGGACGCAAACAGTGAAAAATTATAAATTGAATACATCCGTATTTTTTCAGTGTAAAATGAAAACACCGAATGACAATATTTATTGCACGATGTTTAAAAAATACGTAAAGTGTTATATGTTTCCATTGAAAACCGGAAATCATTTGTTTTTTATGAAATTAGAAACGTCCAACACACTTTCGGTGGAACACGCAATCAATGCGATGAATACATATATTCGCAAAATACAGTATAAAGATTGTAATATAAAAAACACGGAAACAATTGAACGGGTTGAAAATTGCGTTCGTTCTATCGAAGAAAACAAAGAAGATGAAAAACCCAAAGAAGACGAAGTTCCTGTCCGTGAAATAATTCATTCAACTGATTCATCATTAGATGAAAACATAAATAATTTCGAAGTATTAAAAAACGATGAATTAATTAACATTGACGATTTGCGGTTTGACGAACAAATTGATATATTAGATTTCAAAAAAATGGTTATTGAAAGATACGACGATACAGAAACGGAACACAATGAGTCACATAATGACTCACATAATCGAAATTTTATGGGAAATATGGTTGAACGTGCATTTAGACAAACACACAAGTCACAAAAAAAATCCCCCACATCAAACGAAACAAAAACAAAAACAAAAACAAAAACAAAAAAACTATGCCATCCCGAAAATAACAACCCGTTAAATGTTGTAATAATTGGAAATACCGTAAGAGAGGGACAAAATAAAACAACCGAAGATGAAATACGTAATTATGAACGGCATCGAAGTGGGGATGAATTCTATATTCCGTCCAATTTATGTATGGAAATTTTTAATTTTGCGAGCAATAAAAATACCTTTATTTACAACAATTTGATTAAAAATTTCGGGACAACAATTAAAGAAACAAGTTTTATCGTCATCAAAAATAACATTGTAATTTTTATGAAAAATATTTATGACATAAAAATAAAAACACCAAATGTGTTGGATGAATTAACGGCAACAAACTACAAACAAAAATGGAATGATATGATTGATATTTTTAATATGGCAACGAATTTTGAAGACTTGTATGATTTTTTTTATGCGGTTTTTATTAATTTTGGAATAAATTCATTTCCCGTATTGGAAGAATGGATAAAACAAATTGAAGATATATACATCCATTGCTTTGTGCAACGTGAAATACTAGCAACATATAAGTTTATTCATAATAAATCCATTAATATTGTTGAATTAAAAAGAAATTCTTACAGTGATTATTCAAATTATTCCTATGAATTGTTCGAAATACCTGAATTTGTAATTTGCAATATGTTTATTAAATATATTTTTACGTTGCCGTGGAAAAATATAGATAAAATACACACAAAAATTACATACAAAGGATATGATTTGGATTCATTATTGGAATTTACGAAACATACGGATGTGGAAATAAAAAATGGATTGGATGGATTGGATGGATTGAAACAGCATTGTCTTCAAATAAGGGGCAATATTATAGTAATAGACTATAAAAGACATTTTAATATTGTAGAAAAAAATACACAGTTATTGTCACAATCATCTCCAAACAAACGAAATTTTTTGAGAAAATCCTCCATACAAATGTCACAAAGAAATATGAACGCACAAACTCCCATACAATCTTTAAGCAGAAGTGTTTCGGGATTGTTTAATTCCGTCAAAAATATTGATAAAGAGAATAAAGGGGGAAAATCAACTGGACGACGCCGAAAAACACAAAAGAAATACAATTGAATTCATATAAATTTGATTTATATTAACATTATAGACCGGAACAAATTATAATAGTGGATTAAATTGTAAAATCAATTCTTGTTTAGATTTTGATTTTGGAACAACCATATTATTAAAATCAAATGTTATTGATGACAACGCAATAATATTGTCATCGATTGTTTTACCGTTTGTAAATTTAATGAAATAATGTGATTGACAACTTTTTTCATCGATATTCACATCTATTTTTCCGGCATTCACCCCAACACGACGAAATGAAATATCGGGTTGTTCATCTTTTTTAACAAACATGAAATTCACAGGAATACATTTTTCAATACGTTCTCTGTTGTATTGTTTCTTTTCCCATATTTGAAATACACAAGGAACATCGTGGTGTTTCCCATTTACTAAAAACGAATTATAAGGTAAATCATATTCAAATATAAGATGAAAATGCGGTGGAAATGTTTTTTTTAAACTGTCTTTTTTGAAACTTTTGGGCAATATGAATGATACGCTATCGCAAAATACACACGATTTTTTAATAAATTTAATTGCCATGGAAGATTGTCTTCCAAATGGCGGATTTCCCACCACGTGTATTTTTTTAAACCGACCGGCTATTTCATCGTGATTCCACAATAAATAATCTTTGCGTGTAATGTTGTTATGTTCCGGTTCTAAATCGTAAAATATACAATTATTTGACAATGTCATTATTGCGGGTATGAATGCTCCATTGCCGGCACTCGGTTCAATCACCACATCTGTTTCTTTGTTTATTGAAATATTATTATTTATATGTTGCACGCATAATTCTGTTATATTAGGTGCGGTGTAATATTTGTCAATTGTGTTGCGCGTCAATCCTTTTGTTTGCATGGTTAATATAATATGATATGATGACATATTATATTAATCAATTTTATTATATGTTTATTTTTATTCCCATCGCCCGCCACCACCCACACCACCCCCGTAATTTCATCCGGTTTTCATTCATCCCCGATTTTTGGCGCCAAAAAAAACTTGATGCTTCCCTCCCCTTCTTCCCCGAAAATATAATCTATGCGAATCGGGTATTCCCTCCGGATTTTTAACTCCACGTTTTTCGATATTTTGGAATATG